GGTGGGCAGTAAGGCTGCCCTCCTGCGTGCGATGCAAAGAAACAACACACCCGTAAACGAAAGGACGTTTTACAACTGGATGCGTGATGTGCGAGTGATACAACTATCACAACTGATCAACATGAGCAAGGCAATGGATGTCCCGGTGTGTGAGTTAATCAATTCAATAAACGTAAAACATGAAGGTGATGAATAAGCTACCCACACAAAAACAGGTTAACTACCTGCGCAAAGCATTAAATAAGCATTCAATCAAACAGATTCAAGTTGATTTAGGCGTGCCTGAAAAGACCGTACATGAATGGATGATGGTAGTCTTCAACAATCGACTAGCGTCTACTAAGTGGAGGCACATAAAGCAGGAGCTTGACTTCTACGATGCGAATACTGATGAACTAATGAGCGCAAATGAATACAATGTAGGTGGTCACTTCAGAGAAACCGAAAAACCAAAGCGCATCTATTCACCCGCGCGTATGTTTTACCTAGTCACTATCAATCACAATTACTCCTACGTTGTGAAATTTACCGAACCTGTGCCATTAACTAGCATCCAGTACAGCAAAACAACGACACAATGTGATTATGAAGTGCAGCCATTAGGACATTGGGAGTATGGTGAACTACGTGACACGCTACCTGCAGTATCTATTGATGCACAATACGACTATGTAGGCTTATTTTGGTACACCTTTAAAATTATGTTACATGAAGCATGAAGAAAGTAAGATACAACAACGCTGTGTTGAATGGTTTAGATACTCATTTCCACGCGTTTTAATCGCTTCCTTTCCCAATGGTGTGTATATAGGTGGTACACCTGTACAAAGAGCGCGTAGATGGAACCTATTGAAAGCAGAAGGTGCCATGCCCGGTATGCCTGATTTAATGATATGCATGAGCAACGGGCCACACCACGCGCTATTTATTGAAATGAAAACTGAAAAGGGTAAACTATCGGACACACAAAAAATCGTTCACGCACAGCTTATCAATGCAGGATATGCAGTCAAGGTGTGCAGGTCATTTGAAGAATTCACACAAACAATTAAAACTTATTTAGAGCAATGAGCAGAAACACAGCATCAAAGTATTATAATTTTATGGTAACACTTTACAACGAAAAAGAGTTTAACGCATCAGCATTGAGGGCACAGTATGCAGTCAGTTCAAAACTATTGCGCTTGTTAAAAGAAGCCAATTACATTAAGAAGGAAGGAAGTGTTACATATTGGATAGGTGATGTGCCTACCTTGACACTTGCTAATACATTGATAAAGCAAGCTAAAAAAGAATCACGGATTCAGAAAGCTCACAGTCGTAGTGGTCAAAAACAAATGACTATCACTCCGATACGCAAAGCCCCGGTAGACACTTCAAGGCCTATCGTAAAAGAAGCAGAATGCGACACAAGCAACAGCAAGATGTTTTTGATACTGGCTGTTGGTGCTATCGTAGGTTTTATAATCGCAACAATTATTTGGAAATAATACAGGGGTAGCCGAAAACCTTACAGAGTAGGCAAACAAAATCAATTTTATTTTATGTTATTATCTAAGACAGAACTAAGTGTACCTACGTACCAAGTTCACACAACAACTGATTACTCAATGTTTAAAAGCATTCCGGGTAATCGTAATTTAAATCTGTTGCACATCAATCGTTTAAAAAAAAGCATGCAACAGCAGTATTTGTTTACAGCAATTGTTGTAAATGAACAGTATGAAATTATTGATGGTCAACATCGTTTTCATGCTATTCGTGATTTAGGGTTGCCTTTACATTATACTGTAATGAATGGCTATGGATTAATGCAAGTGCATGTATTTAATGCTAATACAAGCAATTGGAAAAATGAAGACTACTTAGATGCGTATTGCAAATTAGGTTATTCTGATTACATTATTCTAAGTAATTTTTTGAAAAAGTATAAGTTAAACATAACCGTTGGCGCATCTGTATTATTAGGTACTCAATCTGCTGCCAGCGGCAATTCTATCGGTTCAAAATTTGAATACTTTAAAGATGGCAGCATGAAGGTTACAGCTAAACAACATGAGAATGCTGAAAAATTTATGGAGATGCTATTTCTTTTTGAGCCTTTCTTTAAAGAGTTTAAATCTAGATCGTTTGTTTTTGCCTTAATGAAGTTAACGAAAAATCCAAATTTTGAAATTACTGAGTTATTGCAAAAGGTAAAAGTTCAACCGTTGGCATTGCAAGCTTGTCAACAAGTGAATCAAATGGTTTCATTGATTGAAGAAATCTATAACTACAAGCGCAGAGACAAAGTAAATCTGCGATTCTAATTTGGAATTGTGAAAGGGTTGTATATCTTTGCAACGCTACTCAGTATGAAAAACATTTCAAATCCCACCATTACCGCATTGCCATAAGCACAACCGTGCGCTGGGTAGCCTTTGTGTGTAGTGGTGGGTATTTACTTTTATGAAAGACCCGGCATTTCTTTTTTACTCATCCGATTTCTTAGCGGGTGTTCAAGACTTGACCATGGAAGAACGTGGGCAATACATCACATTACTTTGCTTGCAACATCAGAAAGGCCATCTTACCGAAAAGATGATACGGCTATGCTGCGGCAATGCCACGGCAGATGTGTTGGCAAAGTTCCAGCAGGATGAGAATGGTCTTTTTTTTAATCAGCGTCTTGAAATAGAAGTAGGTAAGCGTAAAGCACATGCTGAAAAGCAACGCACTCGTGCTATTGATGGATGGAAAAAAAGAAAAAATCAAAACTTTGATACAGATGCCACGGCATCTACCACGGCATATGCCACGGCAATGCCTTTAGAAAATGAAAATGAAAATGAAAATAGAAATGAAAATGAAATTATAGTTGAAGATGCAAATGAAAAAAAAGTAACCCGCAAGAAGTTTGTGAAGCCACATGAGAATGATGTGTACAACCTGATGGGTGAACTTAATGCAGCCGGGAAGAACTTCATGAGCGAAGACAAGTTGGTTAATTTCGCTCGCACCTTCATGGATCACTACGAAGCCAACGGATGGATAGTAGGCAAAGCTTCAATGAAGGATTGGCAAAGCACAGTGCGCAACTGGATGCGCAGAGAATGGGACAAAATTAAAAATCAAAAATCATATGGCAAACAATCAAATTCAACAGCACACAGCATTGCAAAAGCTAATGCACTTTACGCCGAAGCAGTCGCTATCAGTCGAGCACGCGATAACACAAGACCAGATAGGTCTCCTTCGGAAGCTTGACAAAGAAACAACCAAAGACAAAATCATTCAGTTGGTTACACGCTGTACCCAACTGATGAATGTGCAAAACAACATGAACGGTATGCAGATTGAATTTTGTGCTGAGAACATTATGGAAAAAATGTATATGTATTCACTTGAAGATGTTCAGCTGTGTTTAGATCGCGGTGCTATTGGTGCATATGGAACAATATACAACCGCATCGACCCGGCAACTGTGCTTGCATGGTTTCCGCTTTATGACCAAGAAAGGCAAGTAGTTGTAAGGGCAAAGAAAACCGCTGAACAAGAAGCCAACAACATCTACGAAATGTTCCAACACCAGCAGGTGGTCGATGCTATCCAACAGGCAGCGGATAAGTTGAAGATACATGAAGCCCCGGCACAGGAAGCAAAGCGCAGCAATCCACCGCAGATTGAAATAGCTTTGATGCGTGAGTATGATGACCTGCCAACTTGGGATAATGATATGCGCTTTCGTGTATACAAGAACAGACCTTACCAGTTCACAGAGTACAGGCAGGAGCGCTATAAGGAACTAATCGAAACGCAAAATGAATATTGAAATAGAAAAACGCGAAGTCATTAGTCAAGTGACCAACGAAGATTGTATGGAACTAATGAGCCGTTACCCCGACAAATATTTTGAGCTCGCGATAGTGGACCCGCCGTATGGAATTGGAGAAAACGGACAACGAAATGTTACAGGAGATAGACCAACGGCAAAATGGAAGAACCCGAAAAGCAAACACTATGTAACATTTGACGATAGCGAAACACCTGCTGCTGAATATTGGCAGGAATTATTTAGGGTATCTAAAAATCAAATCGTGTGGGGAGGGAATTATTTTACTGAATATCTACCGCCATCAAAAGGCTGGATGGTTTGGGATAAACAAGCTGATATAAAGGAACACTTATCAATGTGTGAATTAGCTTGGAGTAGCTTTGATAGGAAATGTAATAAGTTTGAATACTTGTGGGCAGGATTTAAGAAAAAGCACCAAGTAGAACGAATACACCCCACCCAAAAGCCCGTTAAACTTTATGAATGGATTTTAAAAAACTACGCTAAAGAGGGCGACAAAATACTCGACACCCACCTCGGGAGCGGCTCGAGTAGAATAGCCGCCGATAAAATGGGTTTCGATTTTTACGCGTGTGAATTAGACCGCGATTATTTCGAGGCTCAGGAAAAACGATTTAAAGAATACAAAAGCCAGCTAATTTTATTTTGAGATGAAGCAATACGATAAACAAAAAGAAACCGACCTGCTACGCAAGTTGTTTATACTAACAGCTAAGCGCAGCATGCGCCCTGCAATGCAGGATAATATCGCAATGCGCCTTATCTTTGAAGAGTTACATTTGCTCACGGACAAAGATGAATATAAGCTATGACTATTGGTGAATTGTGGGATAAGCTTGCGCAGTACCCGGATGATATCGAGGTGTACGTTGGATTTGTCAACGGGCACAGCATCGAGCACGAATGGTTTGAAGTAGTTGAAACAACTGACATCAATGGCAAGACCACAATCAGTTTAATGGTAGATGATATCGCAATAATAAACAATTAATACAATGAGTAATTACCAAATGCAAGAGGGTCAGTTCACCCTATTCAAGAACAACAACGTGGCTAACAACGGGCCACAGTACACAGGTGAAATCATGGTCAATGGTAAGAAGATGCGCTTAGCTGCATGGGTAAAGGAAGGCAAGCAAGGAAAGTTTCTTAGTGGTAAGATAAGTGAACCACGTGAACAATCTGCTTCCCAACATCAGGAAAAAGATGCGGATGATTTGTTCTAATGATTGAGTACCTACCGAAACAAAATGAAGCACTACGCGTACTGGGTAATTCACACCCGGCACGTGTGGTGCTGTTCGGTGGTGCGGCAGGAGGTAGTAAGTCATTCATCGGATGTGCATGGCAAATAAGCCGCAGGTTCAAGTATCCGGGTACACGTGGGTTGATAGGTCGAAGCAAGTTGGATACGTTAAAGAAGACCACACTCAAGACTTTCTTTGAAGTAGCGCACATGTTAGGTTTAGCACCTAATGAACACTACACAATCAACAATCAAACGCACGTTATAACATTCAGCAATGGTAGCGAGATAATACTCAAAGACCTTTTTGCATACCCATCAGATGCAGAATTCCATAGCTTAGGCGGGTTGGAATTAACAGATGCCTACGTAGACGAAGCTGCACAGGTTAGCAAACGAGCAATAGATATACTTCAGTCCCGCATTCGTTTTAAGCTACGCGAGTTTGACTTACCACCAAAGATGTTACTCACATGTAATCCATCAAAGGGATGGCTTTACAATGAGTTCTACGCACCGCATAAGATGGACAACCTGCCACAGCATCTTGCATTCATTCCATCGCTGCCAACAGACAACCCACACCTACCTGAAAGCTATCTTGAAACGCTAGAACGTTTGCCCGAAATAGATAGGCGAAGGCTGTTACACGGTGACTGGGAATACGATGAATCCGTAGACAATCTTTACCAATACGATGATTTGGTGCGCTGCTTCCGGGATGAAGAAAGCAAAGGAGATAAATACATAAGTGCAGATATTGCACGACTAGGAAAAGACCGTAGCGTCATATGCGTATGGCATGGTTTGCAGTTAATGGAAATACACGAGCTGCGTAAGCAACCAATAACAACTGTTGTCGCTACCATTCGCCAACTATGCGACAGGCATAGCATCAAACTAAGCAATGTGATCTGTGATGAAGATGGGGTAGGAGGGGGTGCGGTTGATGCGCTCCGTTGCAGGGGATTCCTTAATGGTGGGCGTGCTAAGCAAGCAGATAAGTTCACTAACCAAAAGGCTGAATGTTACTTTAAACTCGCAGAACTCATTGAGCAGAACAAAGTAATCTTCAAAGTGAATCAGTTTCGGGATGTAATAGTTCAAGAACTGGACATGATACGCCGCAGGCAACCTGAAGCAGACGGCAAACTTGCTGTGATAAGCAAAGATGAGATAGCCCGCATGCACGGTAAGTCTCCTGATTATGCTGATGCCATAATGATGCGCATGTACTTTGAACTATTCCCGAATTACGGCAGCTATTCGTGGGCGTAGTGTACCCTTGAAGGTATAAACGAGGGTAATTGTGTTGCATTTATACCCTTATAGGTATAGTCAAGGTGGTTACAATCTGTAACCAATTG